TAGAAGGAGTAATGACCATCAAATCCAAAGACCGAACAGAGTCTAAGAAACAGGATGCGGATGACAACATTATCCACAAGGGTATTTCCAAAAGATACTTCAGTAAATCATTCACAGTGGCCGATGATGTAGAAATCAAAGGTGCTGAATTAAAAGATGGTTTACTAACTGTTTCTATGGAAAGAATTGTTCCAGAAAACAAAAAAGCCAGAGTAATAGAAATACTATAATACAAATCTTAGGGCGTGGCAACACGCCCTAACTAAATATAAAATATATGAGCAAAACCAGCACAGACATAGTAATAGACGAAAAAATAGAACAGATAGTAATGGAACCAGAACCAGTTAAAGTTATTATGTTGAATGATGACGTTACACCTGTGGATTTTGTGGTAGAATTATTAATGAAAATTTTTAAACATTCACAAGAGTCTGCCAAAGAAATCACACTTAAAATTCACACAGAAGGATCAGCCATCGTGGGAGCATATAGTTTTGAAGTGGCAGAACAAAAAACCAAAGAAGCCATAGAAGATGCCAGAAGCAGAGGCTTTCCTTTACAAGTAAGAATGGAATAATAATGAGCCTCAAAGATCTCACTTGGGAACATCATAAAAACGCAGAGCGTCAAAAGTTTGTCAAAGTGATGTTTTCAGGATCCATTGATCCCAAACTATACGCAGAATTTTTATTCAATCAACACATAGCCTATGATTTGTTAGAAGCAATGGCCATGTCACACGGCATATTCAATGGCATGGAAGATGTGAGAAGAGCTCCTAAGATGTTAGCTGATTTTAAAGAGTTATGGACCAATGGAGAAACATTGCCAGAACCTAAAAAAGCAACCAAAACATATTTGGATCATTTGTTAACTATTAAAGACAACAAAGATGCACTGATGGCGCATGTGTATGTGAGGCACATGGGAGATTTGTCAGGCGGACAAATGATTAAAAAAAGAGTGCCAGGATCGGGCACAATGTTTGATTTTGCAGACACAAATAAATCTAAAGAAATTATAAGATCAAGAATAAACGATTCCATGGCAGATGAAGCTAAAAAATGTTTTGATTTTGCCACTGGGTTGTTTCAGGACATGCTCAATGACTAAAAAGAAAAAATTCAAAGATTTTCCAGGCAACTTGATCAAAATTAAAGTGTTGGAAGATGAAATAAGTTATTTCAAAACACAGATTCAAGAACACGACACAGGTCATATCTACACCACCATAGACACATTAAAAGACAGAGTACGAGAGTTAAAAGGCATCCGAGAAGAATATTAACATGAGTTTCATTTGGGATACCTTGATTGCATGTCAGAATAATATCATCACAGAATTCAATTCACGCGGCAAAGAGATTCAAGAACCCGGCATGAGCAGATTCAATCAACCCGAAAATGGTTGGATCAATAGAGTGTGGGAAACTGAACACTGTCGTCGTTGTCACATAGACGTGGTGGATGCTAGACAAAGCAAAGGTCTTTGGATGATGCATGTGTGTGTATTTCCACATTTGCACAACAATGGTCCTATCTATGGATTCGATGTGATTGCCGGAGAACACAAAATGACCGGCGCATTTCATGACTTTTCACGCAGCTCAGGTGGTGATCAACATCCACTGATAGAATGGTATCACCAAGCAGTGGCAGAGTTCATTCCTTCTAAAAGAAGAAAACTACCAGAGTGGGCACTGAATATATTTTCAGGCAGCATGATTGCCGCAGGCAATGTGCAAACAGACGAAGAAGCCAACACCATTGTGAATCTTGCAGTGAACAATCTACAAGTGTATTTTGACAGCATAGGACAATATGCTCACACTGCCAAGGAAGCAGATACCATTGAGGCACAAAACTATTATTGTCATAATCAGCAACAGAATCCACACACACCTAGAGTGATGAAAAGTTTAGGTTTGGCAGAAGCAGACGTAGAATTATTTTGCACAGACGCACTATTTCCAAAAATAAAATAATCCACAGCAAAAAGTCGCATAAACTGTGGCTTTTTTTGGCCCTACACTGTTTGACTTGTGCGAGCAATCCTGTTATATTATAATGATGCACACTACTTACAATCTTGTGATTAAAAAAACTCAAGCCATGTATGAAAAGTCTTTAGAATTAAACCGATTGATCAATGAAACACCTTGCACAGTGTCCGAAGAAGAGTTAAGATTTTTAATCAATGATATTCAAACATTGGCCAGAGAAATTGCCAACACTTACGATTTGATACCACAATGATTATTTCTATCACAGGCGGCAGTGCCAAACTCAAAGACCTAGCAGAAAGTATCACAAGATATTCAGCTGAATTGCTGTTGGACAAAAAATTAATAGAAAAATTAATAGTGGATATAGACTTCAGTAGAACACTACTCAAAGAAGATGGCATGTTGGCTGAAATAGACTTTGATGACAGAACAAATAAACCTAGAGAATTTACTATCACTGTGGACAGCACAGTGCCACAGAGACGCATTATGGAATCCATTGCTCATGAAATGGTACATTTAAAACAGTATGCTGTGGGAGAAATGAGCGACACTGACCATTCCAACATTGTGCAATGGAAAAAGAAACACATAGATCTAACCAAGTGGCAATATTGGGATCGCCCATGGGAGATTGAAGCACATGGCAAAGAATTAGGACTGTTTATTAGATGGGCTGAACACAATGATTTGAGCAAAGAGTCTTGGACCCAGGAGCAATATGTCTAAAACACAGAATAAAACTCCCAGTTTAATCAAGTTTTTTTACACAGTTTTAACAATAATGCTGGTGTTGATGATGTTTTGTTTGTGGGGAATACTTAAATAATGCTGAAACGTTTGGTGTGTTATTATGAAAAAAAAGAGTTCATTTGCTCATGTTAATAGAATTAAAAATGCATTGCATCGCCATAGCCACATTAAAGATTTTAGACCCACTCAAAGCCAAACTAAGATTTGGTTCAATATAATCAATAAAGAAATATTTGAATCTCAATTAAAAAGACCCAAGATCACTGTGAGTCAAAAGAAACTTTTATTTGGGCAGTGTGTGGCCAACTGGGACGCTAGAGTATTGGGACGCAAGGGCGAATGGGATCAAAAGAAAATTCCCTATCATAACCCCACCATAAAATACTTGATTGAAATGCATCACAAATTTGACACTTGGAGAGACTATATTGAAACACTGGCACATGAAATGATTCATTTATATCAAATGACAGTGGAAGAAGATTCTACTGCCAATCACAATGACAGCTTCTATGCTTGGAAGAATCGTTTCAAAAAATTTGGATTAAATTTAAGTAGATAATAAACCTTATTTATCAAGATTTGGATTAGTCAGGTGTTCTAGGGTGATTATTTCATCTTTTGGTAAAACTTCTGACTCTGATGCGTTCTTCGCAAAAGATTTGCTTTTTGCCCAAGATTTATAAGACATTTCCTTGTCCGCTTTGGCTTCTATTCTTCTGATCTGTCTTAAACTCTTTTTGGACATACAATACTTATCTTAAGGTTGACTTAGGCACCAAATAGTGCTATATTTTAGTATATTTAACACAAACTAGAAAACATCGAATGAAAGTTGAAGTAAGAAACAACAATGTGGAGAAAGCTCTGCGTATTCTCAAGAAGAAGCAGAAACGTGATGGTTTTTTCCAACTGCTCAAGGACAAAGAATTTTATTCCAAGCCCAGTGAGCGAAAACGTGAAGAACGCAAGAAGAATATTGCCAATTGGAGACGGGCTAAGAAACTTAGAGACCAGCTTAGATAAAAAATGAAATGGTTGATGTACAAGGTGCCAGAGCATCTGGTGGTGCATTATGGCATCATGCTGATGATCATCACTGTGTTCATGCCTATGTACATTTTGGATAGACCATTGGATAGCATTCATTATTTTAATAATTTTATAATTTTTGATGTTATCTACTATATTTTTTATGAAAAATTAAACTTTACAAACGATTAGAAAGATAGTATAATACAAACATGAATCAAACAACTCATTTAGACAAAATTCCCGTGTACTGCTCAGACACAGACAAAACTGTGATGGCAGAAGTATTAGAATTCAAACCTAGACAATTTTTAAACGTGGCCGTGGAGAGATCCATCAGGCTCACAATGAGGTATGATGCCAAACATGATCAATATGTGGGCAACATGGCCAATTTGGAATTCACAGCGAAAGGACCAAAATAAATGCCAGCATTAGTTCCCATAGTGATTGAACAAGAAGCCAGAGGCGAACGTTCCTACGACATTTACAGCCGACTGCTCAAAGATAGATTGGTGATGTTGGATACAGAAGTATCTCCAGTGTCTTCCAGTCTTATTGTGAGTCAACTGCTATTTTTAGAAAGCGAAAATACCAAACCCATACATTTTTATATTAACTCACCAGGAGGATTGGTCACAGCAGGCATGGCAATCTACGATACCATGCAATATATCAAATCTCCAGTGTACACCTATGTGATTGGTCAGGCTTGCTCTATGGGCAGTCTATTGTCACAATCAGGTGAAGCAGGTCACAGATACATGTTGAAACATGCCAGACACATGATACATCAACCATCAGGTGGTACTCAAGGTCAGGCCACAGACATACAAATTCATGCTCAAGAGATCCTTAAACTTAAAAAGGAACTCACTCAGATCTATGTTAATCACAATTCCAAAGGCAAAACCTTTGAGCAATTGAGTGCTGATATGGAAAGAGACAAATTCATGAACGCCCAAGAATCCCTTGAGTATGGATTGATAGATAAAATTCTATCTAAAAAAGACTAAAAAAACGGAGGACCAACTATGAAAAATACATTGACTAGAACCAAAAAATCTAGTAATATAATAACAAGATTATTTAGAAACTTTGTTTCTGATAATGCAACAACAAGAAAAAAAGAAGGAGTACTTCAATGAGAAAAACTACAAGTATCCAAGATAGAGTGGAAGCTGCTTTAGAAGCTGGTCAAGCTCTTACAGCGTCAGCGATCAAAAATAGATTCGGTGCCGCAAATCCAGGTGCTGTAATTCAAAGCCTAAGATTCAAAGGCTTCCCAGTATTTTTAAACACAAATAAAAAAACTGGTGCAAAAGTTTACAGAACAGGAAAAGCCCCAAGAAAAGTAATCGGTGCTGGTTATCAGGCCATTGCTAGAGGTTTAGTACAAGTAGACTAATTTCTACTTCTGTTAGTTTTAAAAAGGGCGGCTCTTAGGGGTCGCCTTTTTTATTTTAAGACAATCCATTTTAAGTCATTGATTTATATGACCTTTTAGATGGGTTTAAGGCACCAATATATTTTGACTTTTTGCTTCAAAGAAGTTAATATATACATATTAGGCAAACAAACTATAGGCAAAACATATGAAAAGGCAAATCTACGTTCTAGAAGGCAGTTACAGAAATAAAAAAATTGAAAATCAGGTATTTGAACTTGTGAAACCATATCATCCATATCCACACAAAGAAGGTGGCTTTGTCACTGTTAAGGTGGAAGACATCAAAGAATTTCCAGGAGCCTCAGACAAAGAGATCAGAGTATCAGTGGATTCAGAATCCCAACTGAGAGACAACGCACCAGAAACTCCCAAAGAAGAATCAGATGAGCAAGTGGTGGAAAGATTAAGAAAAAGATTTGACATATTAACTGCCATGACCAAGGCTTGTAAAAAAGGTGATGTGAGAGCAATGATTGTGTCAGGTCCTCCAGGAGTGGGCAAGTCATTTGGTGTGGAAGCTGTGCTACAAAAACACGACATCCTAGCCACATTGGGAGAGAGTAAACCCAAGTATGAAGTGGTCAAAGGCGCTATGAGTGCTTTGGGCTTGTATTGTAAATTGTATCATTTCAAAGAGAAAGACAATGTATTGGTGTTTGACGATTGCGATAGTATATTGTTGGAAGACCTATCATTGAACATATTGAAGGCAGCATTAGATTCCAAAAGATCTAGAAGAATTTGTTGGAACACAGAAGCATACAGACTGAGAGAAGAAGGTGTGCCCAGCAGTTTTGAATTCAAAGGATCTGCTATATTCATTACCAATATTAAATTTGATAATGTTAAGAGCAAAAAACTAAGAGATCATTTGGAGGCACTGGAGTCTAGAAGTCACTATATTGATCTCACAATAGATACTATCAGAGAAAAAATATTGAGAATTAGACAGATTGTGACTGATGGCATGTTGAAAGAATATGAGTTGTCACCAGAAACTGAAAATCAGATAGTGGAGTTTGTGGTGGAACATCAACGCAGACTGAGAGAGATCAGTCTTAGAACTGTGCTGAAGGTGGCAGATTTGGCCAAAGCATTTCCGAACACTTGGACAGAAACTGCTGTGCATACCATATTAAAACCTAGATAATAGTAGTAAGATGAGAACTCAACCACAAGAAGTAATTGCTAAATTGGAAGCAGACAACAGCAGATTGGCCAAGGAAGCCATTCTGTTGTCAGCCATGCAGGAAGGATTGGATGAGTTCTTTGAAGGTGTGCGTATGTGTTTGGACAAACTGTACACATTTGGTGTTAAGCAAGTGCCTGAAAAAGACACTGTAATATCTGCTCAAGGATGCGAATGGAAGATATTTAAACAATTGGCAGAACAATTACATCGTAGAGAGCTCACAGGTCATGCGGCTCGTGATGCCATTAATCTTGTGATGGGCACAGCCACAGCAGAACAATGGAATGGTTTTTACAGAAGAATATTAATCAAAGACCTAAGATGTGGAGTGAGTGAAAAAACTGTAAACAGTGTGGCCACTAAGAACAAATTTAAGCAATATGAAGTGCCAGTGTTCACTTGCCAATTAGCACATGACAGCGCCAACCACGAAAAGAAGTTGGTGGGTAAGAAAATGTTGGAAGTTAAATTGGATGGTGTGAGAGTGATCACTATTGTGTATCCAGATGGCAAAGTGGACATGTTCAGCCGCAATGGCAAAGAGTTTACCAACTTTGGACAC